CGTGGGGTCGGGGGTGATGGACACGCCGTCGACACTGCTCGTGCTATGGGCGACGATGAATTCCGTCGCACTCGCGTGATAGCCAAACACGACGTTGGCGGGATTTTGCACGGCGATGATGATACCCGTGTCGGCGAGGCCATTGTTCCCTAAACCAATGATGGGGTCACGGATGAACAGGTTTTCCGAGTACAAATAGGACGTCGCACCATGAACGATGAGATTTCCTTGAATCGTGGTGTTTCCCGTGATTCGATTCGATTCGCCATTGAGGGTTACGAATTCCGAATTAATATTTCCAGTGACTTGAACATCTCCACCCACGTGCAACTCATATTGGGGTTCGATGTTCACGCCTACGAAACCATCCGTCTTGATGGCCACGTCCCCGGTGAGATGAAGCGTGTTCGACGTCGTGTTTCCCATGTCAGAAATGTATTGCAGGGTTAGGTTGGATATGTTCGCCCCATCCCCTGTGATGATGCCTTCGAACACGGGGTCGACCTCAAGGGCGGCGATGCGTGCGCTGTTATCCACCAACTGGGCGGGCAGCACTTCGAGGGCGGAAATGCGCGCGCTATTTGCCGCGAGATTTGACACCGCATCGGTGAGGATGATGGCGTTGCTCAAGAGGTCGGTCTCCAACGTGCTCACTCGAATGCTATTTGAGAGTGCGTCGGCTTGCAGGGTCGCGATGTTTGCAAAATTGTTCGACGACGTCACTTGCAAGTTTGCGATGTTTGCGGTGTTCACGGAAATCCTGAAACTATTGTCTGCCAGGCGCGCGCTCAGAGTGGTGATTCTGTTGCTGTTATCCGCGAGATTGCTCTCGAGGTCGCTGATGCGCACGTACACGTTCTCTGCGAGATTACTTTCTAAATTTTGAATGCGAATCACGTTCGATGCGTGATAGGTGTACAGCGTGGAAATCCTCTGCGAATTGTTGAGGAGATTGTATTCGAGTGCACCGACTCGAACGGCGTTTGATGCTAAATTTAATTCTAAGTTCCCAACTCTAATACCGTTGGAGGACATTTGCGTTTCGAGATTGGACATTCGAATGCCATTGGACGCCGCATCGGTCTCTAAGATTTCGATGCGCGTGACGTTATCTTCGAGATGGGCCTTGTGTGCCACGCCCGTGAGGGTGCGTCCATCGCCAAAGTATGCGTTCGAGTAGACATCACCCACGACGTTCATCGTGATGAGATTCTCCGAGGTTTCGATGAATCTATCGGATGCCGTGTTGGACGTGTACGTCACCACGAATTCATCTCTATCTTCCATGTACACCACACCCACGTTTTCCGAGGGTCTGTTCAAAATCAGACCGAGGTCGTACGACAACGCATCGTTCACGTTATTCTGACCCAATTCAATGATTGGGTCCGTGATTGAAATGTTCTTGGACGAAATGAACGTGGTCTCGCCGTAGGCGACGAGGTTCCCGTCGATGACCACGTTACCCTTCGCATAGAAGACGTTGCCCGTGGTCCCAGTGTCGTCGACGTACACATTCCCACCCAAGCCCGTGAGAGTGCTAAACACGGCACCGCCTAATAACTGCACCACCTCTGTCGTGCTGTTCCCGGTTTCGGTCACGTACTGCAGACTTTTATCGATGCTCACAACCTGTGTGCTTACGATTTCATTCGTCTCGGTGTTATACGCCAAAACGTTGGTCGTAGACGTCGCGTCGTATCTCACGGGTGACACGAAAATCCCCGCGTGTGGAGCGTGTACTATGGTGTCCGAAGCGTTCACGATGATGGTGTTCCCAGCCTGAGTACTCGGTTGAATTTTACCAATGCGAACTTTCTCGCCGCGTTCCACGGTATTAAGGTTCTTCACCATTTGATATTACCTAGTATTTTAATTTGCATATCGAAGAGCACCGATACCATTTTGTATGGTGAAAATGTTATAGGAACATGCATAAATTTTATCGATGAGCGTCTGGCTCTCGGAATGTATTTTAAACGACGAGACGCGAGAGAAGTTCAGGGTCCCCGTAGGTTGCAACGACGCCGTGTTGTTCGCGAAGCTGTGCATGAACACATCGGGTGACGTCACCGAGAGCGTGTGGTAATACGCACTGACGTCTAAAAAGTGTGGTCTCGCCCACTTGAACGCGGACAAGTCCACGCCGTTGACGGAGAGTTTGATGCGGTTCGACGCCGTCGTGAGCGTGGTATCGGTCACGGCGTTCGCGCTGGCGATGAACTTCACGGGGTGATTGAAGGTTAACTCCTGTGTGAGTTCGTGCGACGCCTCGCTTTCTTGAATTTGATAGATGAGCATGTTGATTGTTTGTTCGGCGATTTGTTTGCGTTCGAGTTCACCCAGGAAATAATAATTACTGTGACACTCCCACGTGTAGTTTCCTGCGAGAGGACCCCAACGAATGCGCAGCTCGACGTCTTGGTAGCCGAGAGCACACACCGGGAGGGCGCTCTCCAGGGCTTCACAAAAGAAGAAGCGAAGGGGGTAGAACCACGACGTGCGACCACCTGGGCCGAGCGCACTCTTGGTGGTGTTTTTTGCCAACATATCCAGTGCGACGTTTTGAGAAAACAAGGAGCTCTGTGAGTCGATGACTTGACCACCCACGACTAAATCCACGCTTTTGATGAGTTGCGTCCAGTCGGAAATTTCAAGAGTCTGGGTGCCATCGTCCACGGTGAAAAAGGTGTAGCCCAACATGTCACCATTCTTCCCGAGCGTGATGGACGAATACGAATTCGAACGAACGGCTCCCTGAATGTACTGCTTTTCCACTGATTGTGCGAACGGCGTGTGTCGCTGATAGGTTGCCGAAAAATGACTCATTTCTGGTTCGCTCGAGATCCATTCATCTTGAGCGCCCAGGCACACGAGTTGAGTGATGCCCGCGGACATCGTACTTTACCTTACCTTGAGAAAAATTAAAGATTCGGTCGTCTGCACACGAAGCGGAGGACGAAAAAATTATTACCATCACTCGTTGATGAATTCTTGATGGTGGTCCCTAGTTGATTTAAAATGCGAACGGTCAACTTGTCGATTCGACGAATTGGGTCGATGTACTGCACTGCGATGGGGTAGTCATCTTTAAACGTGATGAGTTGATTCCCATCGGTGATGATGCTCGCGAAGGCGCTTCGCACGATCGAGATGTTCCCCTGTCCTGTGTGCACGTTCGACGTGCCGGGAATGGCGGCGCGGTCGTTGAAGTGCGTGTCCAATTCATCGATAGACAGGTACACGTGTTCGGTTTCTACGTTAGAGTGGATGTGCGCGCCCAAGAGTCGCACTTGCACGACGTTACGCAGTGGGTTTTGTAAGTGCGCGGTGAAGGTGTTGGCGCTGTCCTGACCCACGCTATCCAAGGTGATCGTGTGATACTCGTAGTCGAGGTCGGGAATCGTCGCGTTGGACGTGACCAGAGCCATCTCTTATATTAATGTACGTTTAGATAATTTCGTAGTCCGCTTGTTCGCGCACCAACTTTTCGGCGCCGCACAGACCACCCGGCTTGCGCATGGAGTAGGTGCTCTCGCCCTCCACACCAGAGCCCGCGACGCACTTCAAATCGTACGGAAGGTCGAACAAATTCTTTTCGTTCTTCGCCTTGATGACCAGGGGCATCGGCTCGTACGTACTGCGCACGCTCATCACGATGAAGATGAGGACGATGAGGATGGCGATGCTCGTCAGAGCGCGGCGGTTGGTCTTGTTGAGGTTAAACATTATATTGTATCTTGAGAAAATAAAGTGCGTTAAAGAATTCAATTACTTTTAAAGTAATACATTAGATGGACGGAGAAATCGTACTGGACCGAGGTGAAACTAATGTCATGAAACTCGATGACAGCGAACAGCGACTCATGGACGAGATTCAAATCTCGACCCCGCAACCGCGACGGGTGCCGAGACCCGGTCGCCCGCGCGTGGTGCAACAACAATACCACCAGGAAGAAATCGACGCGTTCGTGAATCCGAACAAGCAATCAGCCCCGCGCCCACCGCCTTCGCGGGCTGAGGAATACATGGACGACGAGGAGGTGGACTACGACGTCGACTACGACGAGGGTCCGCCTGAACCACAATACCAACAGGAAAAGCCTTCTGAGGGATACGACTCCATCGATGCCGAAAAGTTGGACATCCTGAACAAGTTGGCGAGACTCGAACGTAAGGGGTTCAACGTGAACAAGCGTCTCAACGCGTACAGCCCCATCGAGGAGTTGCGCACCGAGTACAAGCGCGTGACGTACACCATCGACGTCGACCAGAGCATCAAGTTTTCTCGAAAGGCGCTCATGGCGACCATCACGGGTTTGGAATGGGCCAACAAAAAGTACAACCCCTTCGAACTTCAACTCGACGGCTGGTCTGAGAGCATCATGGAAAACTTGGACGACTACGATGGCGTGTTCGAGGAGTTGCACGTGAAATACGGACAGAAGATGCAGGTCGCACCGGAACTCAAACTCGTGATGATGGTGGGTGGTTCTGCGATGATGTTTCACCTCACGAACAGCATGTTCAAGGCGGCGATTCCAAACTTACAAGATGTCTTAAAGCAAAACCCTGGCTTGCAACAGAGCATGGTGAGCGCCGTGCAAAACGCGATACCGCGGAACGCGCCGCCACCGCCCTCGAATGGTGCGTACGAGATGCAAGGTCCGGGCATCGACATCAGCAGCCTCATGGGTAACATCATGATGCCCCCACCGCCGCCAATGAGCAGTAATGTCGAACCACCGCAAACGCTTCAGGAAGACGTCGAGGACGCGGATGACATCTCGGACATCGTCACTGCAGCGGAGGAGGAGGAGGACGAGGACATCAAGGAGGTGGATGTCCAGGAAAAAGCCGCACCGAAGCGTCGTGGACGAAAGAAGAAGACAGAAATAAATCTTTAGGTAATATAACACAGGAAGATGATGGCATTGAGTATGTGCCCCATTGAGGAAAGTGTGGTGACGCGCCCCACTCAAGAAAAGGTTAAAGTTCGAGTCCCAGAACGTGTTCCCATGATGGAGGAAACGGAATGCAATTACGTCATTCTTTTCTTCATCGTCGGAGTTGTTATTTTGGCACTTTTAGATGGCATGTGAAGTATAAACTCTCCCATGAGGATACATAACCCTCCTGGCAAAGTTGTTTAATAGGTGTACGATGCTTTCGTCGCGGTGTTTGCCTTGACGTTTAGAAGACGACCCCCCCTAGACGTTGTGAGTTCGATGAAAAAGTCATAGTAATACGCAGTCTGCGCAAGACCCCCCAGGGGCGTGACGTTGTAGGGTGTCATCTGAATCGTCGTCGGGGTCAACGTGACCACGTCACTCCAAGGATACGGATTCGTTCCCGAGAAGATGTTCTTCGTACCTATGGCGATTGGAATATCTGACGTCGTCGTGTTCGTGGTGTGCCCACCCTGCGCTTCCAAGACCATCGTGCTCAAGTACCGACCATCCGACGCATATCTCAGAATGGCGGTAATTTTCGCGTAAAACGCTCCATTTCCAAACGTGAGGATGATATTTTTCCCCTCGGTGTCGAGCACACTGAACGTAGAGCTGTACGTTTTTCGAGATACCTGGTCCGAGTTGATGATGGTCCCACCGTTGACGTGTAACGTCGTCTGAGGCGTGGAGATGTTAATACCCACGGCATCACCGAATTCGATGCGCCCACCAAAGGCGATGTCATCTTGCACCGTGAGTGAACCCTGCACGACCACGTTACCACCGGCGGGATACATGTACATGTCGTTGTCAA